CGGGCGGCATGGCGATCGCTTTGCGGTCAGGATATTTCTGCTCCAACTTCGCCAGCAATCTCTCCTGCTGCCTGGAGAAATATCGGCGCATGACGCGATAAATGCGCTGCTCAGACTTCTCCTTCATGTCCTTGCCAGGCTCCTCCTTGTCACGCGCTGGTATCTTGGCCTTGATACATGCCAAATCATAACACAGGTCATCTGGCATCGGTATGCCCTGCGCTTCAGCCCAGGACGCGGCGGAGAGGATGGCGGTAACGAGGTTAGGCATGTTGTGCAACCTTCAATGCCTCAATACCCAATCTGATTCCTTCCAGCACAGATACGGCATCGGGTTGGTCGTCGCCCCTCATGGCAAATGCCGCCTTGACATCATCAGCCGTCTTTGCAGTTGTCAATCCAAGTTTAATGCGTTTCCTATCATCATCACCAATATTCTCGCTCTCAAACTCGACCACCGCCGATCCACCCTCCTTCAGTCGCTTCAGTGCTTTGCGTTCCCACTTCTCCAGATCTAACGACTTAGGCGATGGCAGTGCATTCGCGGCATCCTGTGGGTTTGCTGGCACTACGCCAGTTGGCTTCTGTGCCAGGCTCTCAGCCATTGCCGCGGCGTTTTCCTGCTTGACCTGGAATAAGTCGCTGATCGCCGCTATCATTTCCTCGTCCAAGTCATAACCAAATTCTTTCAGCGAAGCCAATGCAATCTTTTCGGTCTTGCATTTTGTAAGGGCATCCATAAAGAAAGACCACGACTGGCTGCGCTTGGCTTCGTCCTCCTGGAATATGGACATCTCCTCGGGATCAGCCTCGATGGTATAACCGACATCATCCAGGAATTGCTTATTCAGGTCTTCACAAATAATATCGGCGCGGGGGATGATCGTATCAGTATAATAACTCTGCATATTCTCAACCGCGGTTGCAAAGTTAGCGGCGTCGGTCAGCATCGTCTCGGGCAACTCGAACGCAAAAGCCACATCCTTGACGGTCAGTTCATTCAACCCCGGCATGTCCAGAGTATCCAATGGTGGGTTTACATTGAATGGTTTGATCGCGCCGCGCAAGGCAATTACATTGAAGGCATTGCGCAACATGCGAGAGGCGCGTTTGAAAAAGTCCTCGGTACGTTTCATTTCATCCGGGGATGGGTTGCCTTCCACGCCCAATACGGTTACGGGCATGGTCCCGCCCTCAAAGAAGTAAGACGCAAAGCGCCTGACGTAGTGGCGCAGTTGGGCGGACCCAAGCGCAACCTGCGCAGCTGCCAACCCCTTGCCCATATCATCCGCCGGATTGAAGTCGCGGAAAAATACCACCTGGTCATCCGTCCAGGGTCCATACTCCACAGTGTTGATGCGCTGCTTGAAGGTGCGCACGGTATTAGGCAAACCGTTCTCGTCTTTCTCCTGTTTCACATCAATAGTAATTGAAGTTGGGTTTAGCCACTGCAAGCCGAAGCGCCTGCTTTCTACCACATTGTCGTTGATGATGCACAGGCAGAAACCAGCCAATAACTTACTGGCTTCAATATGCCACAACAAATCCTTGAACGGCGTGGTAAATATATCGTCCCACTCAGTGACATCCTCACTGTTGCCCTTATGCAGATGAAATGGGATGGCGGTCAGCGACTTGCAGCGGATATTGACCGCTCTAAATACTAACGGTACTTTAGAATATGCGCCAGAAGTATCGATTAGCCTGTCCGCGTCGCTAAATTCGCCCGCGTTGAATACCTCAGCCCATGCCGGGATATTGGCAATTGTTTTTATTGCACTGCGTCTATTGTTCATGTTACGCTCCAAATAAAATGAAACTACCTTCTGACATAGCTCGCCAAGTCAAAGCTAACGCGACAACCCAATCATCATGCAAGCCTTGAGGAGCCCCAAACTTGGGATGCCCCGCGGTACTCAACTCAACCTGATAGGCACGCAACTCATCGGCGGCCTCGATAGGAACTTTGAAGCCGTCATGCTCCAGGGCATTGGCAAGACCCTGGATGAGCGCGGGTTTGGTAGTCGCCGTGGTATAGAAGCCGCGCCCATCATCTGGCCCCTTAAAGACATTGACGCGATCCATTATCAGTTCGATGTTCGGCTCCCCGATGCTGTTGCGCTCTGGAAGAATACCTGCGACTTTCCAGCGTTCAGCAATCGAATATAATTTCTCGCGTTGATAGGTAAAATCAATATTGTTGAATCTGTCCCAGTCAACGATGTGGGCACAATCTCGACACCCAACAGCGAAAACCGTGAAGTCCGCGGATAGCGCCCAATCAACCCCCATGACGATGTAATGCCCCGCATGTTCTTCGGGCGTTTCTGGCTTTTCGATAGTCGCCGCCCCATCAATGTTCTGGAAATAGGATCCATCGCTTATGAACTCCGCTAACCATTCCTGTCGATATGTTCTATCAGGTACGCGGTCTTTAGCCAATAGCGCCGCTCGCTGTATTTGTGGCTTTGGATTGGCACTTGAGGGAGCCATCCAACTCATTTGATAATTGCCATCGTCCTTGCCTTTTACATATTCGGTATAAAACCAATTCAGCCCTTTAGGCGTGCTAATCAGGATTGCATCACCTTCAAAATCGGCAAGCGTAGGCTGGATCGCATCGGTCCAGGCTGTCTCTGAAATGCGAGCTGCCTCATCCAAAACCACCAAATGAAATGCTTCACCGCGAATGCTATCTTCGTTGTCGGCGGAGTAAATGCCAAAGAAGCCGCCCTTCTTGAATTCAATCGTGCGCTCTGATTTGTTGGCGGTTGCCCATCCATTGGCACGTAACCCCGCGGTCATATTCTCTGCCCAGCGCCATAGAGCTCGCCCATTCTTGTAAGTAGGCACAATCCAGGCGACCGAGCCTCCCTTGCTGGCTAAAGCAAGCGCGATTGTTCCTCCCAATATGGTTTTACCCCACCTTCTCCCCGTTGAGAGAACTTTCACTTTCGCCGGGTGAATCGCTATTTCCCATTGATCTGGGCGCAAGATCGGCAATTGTAGTTCTATAGTTTATTCCTTTGATTTCCAATTCTAGTTTCTCGCCACCACTGGTAACATCTGTCTTATCCGTAAACAACTTATGATAGCGTCCGAGCTGCACCAACGCCGCCTGCGCATCGTATAACTCAATCTCGACGGTATTCGTCTCTGTTTCTACACCGTCTTTAGATAAGGTCGTTACCGTATGCATCTTCACCTTTTTGATAAGGTGGGTAATCCCTGCCTCAAACGCCGTAGCCAGGTCAACCTCGAAGCCCACTTTGCTAATGTCGAGGAAGTCGCCAATATCGCCGCGGGCATGTTCGGCAAGGCGACGAAGCACCTCGTCGGCAGACATGGCCTTTTCAGCGATGCGCTCGCGTATGGATGTTGCAACACCATCATTTAATATCAATCGCGGACCTGCCATGTTAGGATGTTTATAACCAATGCGCCGCGCTGCCTCGGTTGCATTCCAACAACTAAGATATTCTTCGACAAACGCCATTCGCTTATTGGAGAGGGTCATGTCTCCGCCAAATAGAACTCATCCAAATTCACTATGCCAATATCCAAAAGACTATAGGCGATTGCGTCAATTAATCCTTCATCCATTTTGTCTCTATGGCCACTTTGAGTAAAGACGATATGCAGGATTTCGTGGAGCAACGTTTCCTTGTAAACCTGTCTTTCAAGTCCCTGTTTAATCTGAATTTCAGACTCGTTGAAGAGTACCGCGCCCATATCATCGTGCGTAAGAGCGCAAACTTTGATCTCGAATGTGATCGGGCCAATCTTGAGTTTACTCATGCTAACTCCATGACTATCTGCCGTTGCGCATCTTCTATCCGCTTTTTGGCAATCTCGAAATAACCAGGATCAATCTCGATCCCAATAAAGTTGCGGTTGAGTTGCACACAGGCGACTCCGGTTGTGCCACTGCCCATAAAGGGGTCAAGAATGGTATCATCAAATTGAGTATAATTTTCTATAAGCCAAGTCATAATCTTGACTGGTTTTTGTGTTGCGTGTTGACGTTTTATTTCCTTACCTAATAAACCATTCCATTCTCGCTTTATCCATTTGACGGATTGCCGCGCCACATTTGTCCATATAAGTTCACAATCCCCAAACGTCGGCATAGTCTGGTTTTTATCCCATACAATCCAATGCTTACCAACAGGTAATAAATCCGAAAAATAATTGCCACCAAATATCAACGCAATCTTACTTACTCTCAAAATTTCGTCAAAATATTCCTTACTTGGTCGCCGATTGTCCCAATCACCCAAATATTGAGTGCGTGCAATGGGTTTACCGAATCCCCCGAAGCCCTTGAATCCCTTGAATCCCTTATCTCTCCCAATTCCATATGGCGGGTCAGTAATCACCGCGTCCACACTTCCCGCCGGTAAC